CTCTAGCGCTGACTGGGATACTTTTTACATTAAGCAATTAGCTTCTCAGAATAACGGTCCACGTAGACTGTCACCCATCTCTTATGAGTCATACATTCAGAACTTCCGCACAGGTGATGATACAGGTGATACAGTAAATGGTGATGGCGCTCCTGTTACGGTGTACCAGACGTTTGAAGAGAAGTTCGGTGTTACGCCTGTGCCTAATGCTGCATACGAGGTAGAGTACGTTTACTGGTCTTTCCCTTCTGACCTTACTTTGTACAATGACGTAGCAATTATACCGGATCGCTTCAAGCACGTACTCATTGATGGTGCTATGATGTTTATGATGCGTTTCCGTAGTAACGAACAGAGTGCCTCTATGCACCAGAAGAACTTTGAGGATGGCATTAAGTCAATGCGCCGTGTGTTGATGGATGATGCCCTTTCTATTCGTTCTACAGTAGTTACACGTGGTAGTACAACCTCTTTTAGTGGCGGGTACTAATGGCTGACAATGTAAGATCCTTTTTGGCTCCTTGTTCAGGTGGGTTAATTAATAACCAAGATTATCTGACACAAGCTGCTCAAATGCCGGGATCAGCTATCCGTATGATTAATTACGAACCAGCTATTGAAGGTGGTTATAGACGTATTAGCGGGTACGACAATAGTTATGGAACTGTACCAGGTTTAGAAGGATCTCCTGTACTTGGTGTCTCTGTTTTTAGTGCTTTAAATGATGGTATTTTTGCTTGCCGTAAGCCGTCCACTGGCAGCAACTACTTTCATTACTGGGACAAAACAACTTCTGCTTGGGTAACTCCTAGTACTGCTGGTTCGCCTAGTATGACGGGTGTCAGCAAAGTACGTTTTGAAAGTTTTAATTGGGGTCTACCTAAGCTTATTCTTACTGATGGTATTAATCCTGCTGCATCTTGGGACGGAACAACATACACTCAGTTAAATAGCGCAGAAGCCCCCTCCGCACCTAAGTTCTGTGAGACATTTGCGAATCATTTATTTCTTGCGGGTGACCCTAGCGAACCTAACCTACTTTATTTCTCTGCTCCTCTTGATGAGACTAACTTCACCCCAGCGTTAGGTTCAGGTGTAATTAACGTAGGGTTCGACATTGTTACTATAAAGTCTTTTAGAGATCAACTTTATATATTCGGCGTCAATAACATTAAAAGACTAAACGGTAACAACATTGCTGACTTTGTACTATCTGACGTAACTAAGAATCTGGGTTGTGTGTCTTCTGATGCTGTAGTAGAGTTCAACGGAGATATTTTATTCTTAGGCCCAGATGGTATTAGACCTGTTACTGCTACAGAACGTATCGGTGATATTGAACTTGGTACTCTGTCTAAGCCTGTACAGTCTATCTTTGAAGCTTACTCTCGTAACGAAGACCTAGACAGTATTACTATGATGGTAGTAAATAGAAAGTCTCAATTCAGACTGTTTTTCTCTAATGCTGAGTCCTTGGGTCTTATCGGTTCTCTTCGTAGAGCGGGGCAACAGGGTCTAGGCTTTGAGTACTCTCAGCTTGTAGGTGTAGAAGTATCGTGTGGTGCTACGGGTTATATAGACACAGAAGAGTTTGTTATTCACGGTGACTCCACAGGTAAAGTACACAGGCAAGAAACAGGTACATCATTTGATACAGAGCCTATCTTCTCTTTATACCAGACCCCTTACGTGTATATGGATGATCCTATTGTAAGGAAAATCTTTTACGATGTACACACATACATGAGATCAGAAGGTGAAGTCACAGTAAACATTGGTGTTGAGTATGACTACGGAGACAGTGACGTTTTAATACCTTTTAACTTTGGGTTTACTACTGCAGGTGCCGCTTCCTACTGGGGTATTGCCTCATACGATGCAAGTGATATCTATGATGGTAACCCTAGCCCCGTAAGAAAAACAAACCTTAATGGGTCAGGTAGTTCTATATCCCTGACCTACGTTACAACAGAAGATCAACCAAGTCATACCATACAATCTTATGTTGTATCGTATGCGCTTGCAGACAGGAGATAATTAAGATATGTCAGGTTACACACGCCAATCCGTAGCGGATATTGTACCTACAGCTGTTGTACGGTCTGCGCCCGTTAACGCTGAGTTTAATACTATTAGAGATGCCTTTGCTGCATCTACAGGTCACAAGCATGATGGCGGCACAGGTGAAGGGGGTTACGTACCTCTTATTGCTGACTCAGACGCTAAGAACAAGGTTGAAGTTGATACTACAAGTAACTCTGTAGACTTTTATGTTGAAGTATCAGGTGTTCCTGTTGAACAAATTAGTGTGCGTGATGGTGTTCTTATTCCTATTACAGATGATGACATTGACTTGGGTGCTTTAGGCTCTGAGTTCAAGGATTTGTATATTGACGGTATCGGTTACATTGATACACTTGCAGTACACGAGAATGCTACTATTGCAGGCACCCTCAATGTAACAGGTGTTATTAGTGCTCCTGCTGGTGTAGTTGCTAACTTGACAGGTAATGTCACAGGTAATGTAACTGGTGATGTAACGGGTGATTTGACGGGCGATGTTACTTCTACAGGCACTTCTACCTTTGCCACTGTAGACGTAAACGGTGGGAACATCGACGGTACAGTTATCGGCGCTACTACCCCTGCCGCTGCTGATTTTACTACGATGGACACCACAGGTAATGCTTCTGTAGGTGGTACGTTTAACGTAACTGGCACATCTACCTTCACAGGCGCTATGTCTGCAGGTAGCCTTACAACTACAGGTAACTCCACACACGCTACTGTAGACATTAACGGCGGTGCTATTGATGGCACAATCATTGGTGCTTCCTCTGCAGCCGCAGGTACTTTCACTACAGTAACGACTACAGGTCAGGCTACTCTGGCAACCGCTGATATTAATGGCGGTACTATTGATGGTTCAGTTATTGGTGGTGCATCTCCACAGGCTGTAACTGGTACAACCATCACAGCTAACACAGGCTTTACGGGTGCGCTTACAGGTAATGTCACAGGCAACGTAACTGGTAATCTTACAGGCGATGTAACTGGAGATGTAACAGGTGACCTAACAGGTAATGTTACAGCTTCTACAGGCACAACAACTCTGAATGACCTTGTAGTCAACGGCACTGTAGACTTCACAAGCACAGCATTGCTTAACGTCAGTGATCCTACAGCACCACAACATGCCGCTACAAAGATCTACACTGACACAGCGGATGCCCTCAAGCTGGACAAAGCTGGTGGTACGATGTCTGGTGACATCACTATGGGTGGCAATACTGTTACTGGTCTTGGTACGCCCAGCGCCTCTTCTGACGCAGCAACTAAGGGATATGTGGACACAGAGGTAGCTGCACTTGTTGATGCTGCACCCGGTACACTGGATACTCTAAATGAATTAGCTGCAGCTTTGGGCGATGACCCAGACTTTGCTACAACGATTACAGATAGTATTGCGACTAAGCTGCCTCTTGCTGGCGGCACTATGACTGGCGACATTGCCCTTGGAGCTAACGCAGCTACATCAACAGCGAACCCTACAACTGCAGATGAACTGTCTCGTAAGGGTTATGTAGACACACAAGATGCACTCAAACTCAACCTGACTGGTGGAACCATGTCGGGTGATATTGCTATGGGTACGTCTAAGGTTACAGGCTTGGGTGATCCTACAGCTAACCAAGATGCTGCAACTAAAGCGTACACTGACACGCAGGATGCTACTAAGCTGAACCTGTCTGGTGGTACGATGACAGGTAACATTGTACTGGGTGGCAACAAGGCTACCTCAACAGCTACACCTACTGCTGCAGACGATCTTACACGCAAAGGTTACGTTGATGGCATCCTTGGTTCAGCTACGAGTGCCGCTGCTAGTGCTGCTGCTGCTTCTACTTCTGAGACTAATGCTGCAACGAGTGAGACTAACGCAGGTAACTCTGCCGCTGCAGCCGCTGCATCTTATGATGACTTCGATGATCGTTACCTTGGTGCTAAGTCTTCTGCTCCATCTGTAGATAACGATGGCGATGCGCTTGTAACTGGTGCTTTGTACTGGAACTCTACAAGTGATGAACTGTATGTTTGGGATGGCAGTAACTGGCAACAGGGTAGCTTCACTGCAGGCTCACTCCTAGCAAATGTTATTGAAGATACTACACCTCAGCTTGGTGGTAACTTAGACCTTAATAGTCGTAACATCACAGGTACTGGTGCTATTGATATTAGTGGTACAGTTTCTGCAGGTGCAGTTACTTATACTGCTACAGATGGTACAACAGGTCAGTTCCTGCAGACAGATGGTTCAGGTAACACTAGCTTCGCTTCTGTAGCATCTCCTAGCATTAATAACCTGAGTGATGGTTATAATGTAGGTAACTCTGTAGGTCTTGGTACAGGAGCTTTGGCTAATGATGATGGAACTACAAATTATAACACAGCTGTAGGTTACCTTCCTCTTAATTCTAATACTTCTGGTTCAAGTAATGTAGCTGTAGGCTCGTTTTCACTTACTACAAACACCACGGGCAGTGCTAATACAGCCTTAGGCATCAGCACTTTACGTTTTAACACTACTGGTAATAACAACGTGGCAGTAGGTAGCACAGCTCTTTACAGTAATACTACAGGTCAAGGAAACGTAGCGTCAGGTATTTCAGTCTTGTACAGCAACACCAGTGGTAGCAATAACATAGCCTCTGGCTACCAGTCGCTTTATTATAATACTACAGGTGAAAGTAATGTAGCTATAGGGCATTTGTCAGCTTCTAGAAATACTACTGCTTACTACAACACCGCATTGGGTAGGTCTGCACTACAATACAACCAAACAGGTATGAACAACGTAGCAGTAGGTAAAGATTCTCTTGTTGGTGTATCAGGTAACTCACACAGCAACAACACTGCCATTGGCTATCAAGCGGGTTACGGAATTACCACAGGCGGCAACAACTTCTTTGGTGGCAAGCAAGCAGGGTATTCTAACACTACTGGCTCCAGTAATGTCGCTGTTGGCCCGTTGGCTTTGTATAGTGGAACATCCTCAGCAGGTAACGTAGCCATCGGCTCTGCTGCTATGTATGCTGCAACTACCGCAACTAATAACATTGCAATGAAAAACGGCCTTGAGAGTCTTACTACGGGAGACAACAATATTGCATTGGGGCAAAACGCTGTAAATAAGTTAACGACTACAAGTAATAACATAGGGATTGGCGGCGGTACTTTGCAGTACAACCAAACAGGCGGTAATAACGTAGCTATGGGTGCCGATGCTCTGCGAGGCGTATCTGGCAATTCCCACTACAACAACACTGCTATTGGTTACCAATCTGGTTATAGTATTACCACAGGTAACTTTAACTTTTTTGGCGGTTACTGGGCTGGTAGGGCAATTACTAGCGGTACTTATAACGTAGCCATTGGCGCACAGGCTTTAGACGCTATTACCACAGGGGACCATAACATAGCGTTGGGCAATAATGCAGGTGGTGCAATTACCTCTGGCGAAGACAATATTGCTATTGGTACTGACGCTCTCAATACCCATACAAATCAGTATAGCAACGTAGCCATTGGTAGAAACGCACTTAAATTAAGCACTGTAAACGCCAACACAGCAGTAGGCCATGTGGCAATGGCAGCTAACACGTCTGGCTCTGGTAACGCAGCCTTTGGTGCGTATGCCTTAGACGCCAATACAACAGCGTCAAACAACACCGCCCTTGGGCATCAAGCTGGTTCAGGAACTACTACAGGTGGAAACAATACATTTGTAGGCAAAGATGCAGGTCTTTCTGGTTCATCAGCAAGCAACAACACCGCTGTTGGTTTTCAATCTGGTTTTTCTATTACTACAGGTGGTTACAATTTCTTCGGTGGTGTTGACGCTGGTAGAGACCTTACCACAGGAACTTACAACGTATCCATTGGTACTGATGCAGCAGAAAACTTAACTACGTCTTCAAATAACGTGTCTGTTGGCGCTAGGTCAAATAGATATAACGTAACTGGTACTGCTACCACTGCCATAGGTAAAGACGCCCTTCGTGGGTCATCTGGGCAATCACATAGTAGTAACACCGCTATTGGTTATCAAGCTGGTTATAGCACTACCACAGGTGGTGACAACTTCTTTGGGGGCTTCCAGTCAGGTTACAGCAACACTACAGGCGGCAACAACGTATTCTTGGGCAGAGATGCCGGGTACGATAACGTCAGTGGTACTTACAACGTAGCTATTGGTACAGAAGCAGCGGCTGATAGTACAGCCAGTAGCAACGTAGCCATAGGTGGCCTCACGATGAGGATGAACACTTCTGGTAATCTCAACGTAGCTGTTGGTCAGCAGTCTCTTTATCGCAATCTAACAGGCTCTAGCAACTCAGCTTTTGGTTTTCAAGCTCTTCACGGTTCGACTAGCAACTCCCACAGCAACAACACCGCTATCGGTTATCGGGCTGGTTTTAGTATTACTACAGGTGGAGATAACTTTTTTGGAGGGTTTAGAGCAGGATATAGTAATACTACAGGTATTGCAAATACATTTATAGGTCGCCAATCTGGCAATAGTACAACTTCTGCAGGTTATCTTACAGCAGTAGGACATACAGCACTATACTCCAATACTACAGGAACAGGAAATACTGCTGTTGGTAATGCTGCTATGTACAGCAACCAAACAGGTGCAAATAACGTTGCTCTTGGTAATGGAGCGCTTACGGCTTCAACTGGAAGTTATAACACGGCTTTAGGATCAGGTGCTGTAGATTCTAATACAAGTGCTTGGCATAACACAGGTATTGGTTATAAAGCGCTAGATGCTGCTACTACAGGCGGGTCTAATGTAGCTGTTGGTTCTCAGGCAGGATCAAGCCTTACTACAGGGTCAAATAATACTGTTGTTGGCTTTGGTGCACAACCAAGCTCAGCCACCGTGTCTAACGAAATCACACTTGGCAAAACTAGCGTAAACCGCTTCCGTATTCCCGGTGCAGGTATAGACAACACAAGTGCCGCACTATCTGGTACTACTCCTAGTGTTGACACTGGCGCAAGAGACACGTATACTTTGACCACAAGCGGCAACACTACCTTTACATTTACAGGCGCACCTTCGTCTGGTCAGGTAGGTACGTTCAGCTTGTTAATCACAGCAGGTGGTACTCACACACTAACGTGGCCTAGCTCAGTAGATTGGGCTGGTGGGGCTGCACCTGCTGCACCTGCAAGTGGAGCAAAAGACGTGTACACCTTTATGACAATAGATGCTGGTACTACTTGGTACGGCTTCCTCGCTGCGGCGGCAATAGCATGATTGGTGCTAGTAAGAAACTACTACAGGGTACCGCTGGCAATGCTGGTGGTGGTCCCCTTGATGTGGATGATGTGTTCAGCACTTATTTGTATGAAGGTGATGGGGCCACTACGCATACTATTACTAACGGCATTGACCTTGATGGTGAAGGTGGGTTGGTCTGGGTTAAGCGGCGTGATGCTAGCGGTGACCATAACCTTACAGATACTGAAAGAGGTACTGGAAACGTATTAAATACCGCTGGCACTGGTGGAAGCGCTAATTTTTTGACTTATAATGTTAAGGCTTTTAACTCAAATGGTTTTTCTGTTGGTTCACACCCAACACAAAGTGCTTCCATAAACTATAGTGGTGACGACTACGCCTCTTGGACATTCCGCAAAGCCCCTAAGTTCTTCGATGTGGTGACTTATACTGGGAATGGTGTAGGATTTCCCGGGCCTCAAATATCACATAATTTACAGGCTAGGCCCGGTTGGATAGTCATAAAAAGAACAGACAGCACTGGAACATGGGATGTAGCGGCTATGCACGGCCCGGGACACCAGTTTGGTGATAACATTTATTACAGATTCAACACAGGCACCCCTTTTGGGTTTGACAACAATAATGCGTCTGCAGGTGTGGCAGGTCTGTATCCGACTTATGTTAGCGACACCTATTTCATGCCTAATCTTATAGGACAAAACGCAAATGTTTCAGGCGCAACATACGTCGCCTACCTCTTCGCACACAACGATGGTGACGGTGAGTTCGGCCCTGATGGTGACCAAGACATTATCAAGTGTGGTAGTTTTACACCAGATGGTTCCGAAAACGCAACTATTGACCTTGGGTTTGAGCCTCAGTGGTTTCTAGTTAAGAGTGCAACTGGCTCAGGCTCTTGGCTTCTTTACGACAATATGAGAGGTATGACCGCCTCTGGAAGTGCGGATTATTACTTACTGCCGAATTCAAGTAGCGCTGAGGGGACGGGCAGTTACATTGCTGTTACGCCTACGGGAATAGATTGGTCAGGGACAGGTGGAGGCAATACCTTCATCTACATGGCCATCCGCCGTGGCCCTCTTGCTCCACCTGAGAGTGCGACTGAGGTGTTTGCCTTAGGCGACCAGACGGCTACATCAGGATTCCCTGTTGACAGCGTTTTGTCTACTTACTTTGAAACGTATGCTAATAATCACATGCTTTACGACAGGCTTAGAGCAACAGATGGGTCACGTCTTCTTTTTACTCACTCTAATGCGGCAGAAAATACGAGCAACCCATTTTCACTTTCTATAGCCAGTAACACTGGGGTTGAAAGAAACTGGGGTAGTGGGTGGAATCACAAAATGTTTCGTCGTGCGCCCGGATTTTTCGATGTTGTGGCGTATACTGGAGCAGGTTCCAATCAAACACTCAAGCATAACCTTACTGTTAAGCCGGAGCTTTCTATTGTGAAATACAGAACGGGGTCTTATAGCATAAGTACTTACACTAGTTGGGGGACAAATACTCTTACAGATGGGACAAATAACCCAACTCTCTTTCTCAATACGGATAGGGACAACTTAGGTAATACAAATGCTTACTGGCAGGAGGCTACTAATACAGAGATATATGTTGGCGGTGCCAATAATGAAAACTCCTTTACCTACATAATGTATTTATTTGCAACACTTGCAGGTATTTCAAAAGTTGGTAAATACACAGGAAATGGCTCCAGTCAAACAATCAACTGTGGCTTTACGTCAGGTGCTAGGTACGTACTCATTAAACGTTATGACAGCGCAGGAGACTGGTATGTCTGGGATACGCTCCGTGGCATTGTCGCAGGAAATGACCCATACATGAGACTAAATATAACGACAGGAGAGGTAACGTCTAACGACAGTATTGACCCCGCAAGCAGTGGGTTCATCGTCAATCAGGTCAGCGCTACGAACATCAACGTATCTGGTGCAAAATACGCTTACTATTCAGTGGCATAATCAAACTCATATGAAAGGATCAATCTAATGAGTGAATACAGACACACAGAAACAGGCGAAGTCAAAACCCAAGGACAATGGAGGGCAGCTAATCCTAATACGTCATTCCCTCGTGTATGGTCACAGGAAACACTAGACTTCCTTAACCTAGAGGCTGTACTACGCAGCCCAGCGGCTACAACAACACAGTATCAAAACTCTGTACGTGATGGTGTAGTACAAGACGCAAATGACAACTGGGTAGAGAACTATGTTGCCCGTGATATGTTTGCTGACACGACTGACGAGGATGGCGTAACAACCACCAAAGCTGAACACGAAGCTGCGTATCAGGCAACACTTGATGCCAAGACTGCTGAGTCTAACCGCACTAAGCGAGATAAACTTCTAGTTGAGACTGACTGGATGGCACTCTCAGATGTAACAATGTCTACTGAGATGACTACCTACCGTCAGGCTCTAAGGGATATAACAAACCACGCTAATTGGCCTAACCTGCAAGATGCAGACTGGCCTGTTAAACCGTAATTAGTCAAAAAGGAGAAAAGAAATGACTGATACACCAACCGCAGAAGAAATCGCACAGCACTACACAGCAATGGGTCACTCCGTTGAACTGCTTAATGCTGGCAAACCAGAAGGCATGGAAGACGCTGACTGGACAGATACAGTTGCTCGTAACGTAGAGCATCTGGAACTAATGGTAGCTAAAGACTTCTGGACTACAGAAGACATGACTGCCACCAACGCTGCTATTGCAGCAAACTCTTAACTTAACCTTAAAGGAGACTTGTAATGGGAAAAGATAAAAAGACCCCGATTACCGTCAACGACATTGAATACTTTGTAGAAGACATGACAGATAAGCAGAGAGCTTGTTTGAATCACGTTAATGATCTGGCCCGTAAGATGGATAACGCTCAGTTCAACCTAGACCAGCTTGCTGTTGGACGTGAGAAGTTTGTTGAACTACTGGCGGATGCTCTGGAGAACCCGGAAGAAGTA